AGTAACCCAAACATTTACCTAATTTATGGTAGAATGGTTGTAAATAGTGATGCTAGACCTATGGGTGAAATTTTGTCCGATATGAGAGCTGTTCCTGGTGTTACTATTGTTGATATAGTAAAAGCAGATGAAAAAACTTATGGCGCAAGACACGTTGTAGATTTTAGTTTAAAAATAGATCCAAACCCATTTGAACCATTTGATAGTACCTCTTACGGAACTATTTTACAAGCAATTAAAAAAATACCAGCTGTTTATACAGCTAAATACACTTCAACACCAGTTGTAGTATAATAATTTACAGAACAGATTTATAGCCTGTTCGACTTAACAAAAAAACTTTTTAGAGAGCTGTAACCTCAACTTTGAGATTGCAGCTTTTTTTATTATATTAATATAGAATATGGACAAGAAAATAGTAATTATAGGAGCAGGTGTAGCAGGTATTAATGCTGCTACCAAATTAGTAGACAATGGTTATCCTGGAGAACTAATAACTATCATTGATAAAGGTAATGACCCAATCAATCGTTTACCTGAAGAAGTAATGACAGGCATGTTAGGTGCTGGTGGTTGGAGTGATGGTAAATTAGTTGTATCAACAGTACAAGGTGGACAATTATCTAAGTATTGTGGTGAAGATAAAGCTATGGATTTAATGAATGAAGTAGTTGAAAATTTTACTCGTTTCCATCCAAAACCAGAAGATATTTCATGTTCAAATCCTACTGAAGAACCTGATTTTATTAAACCACATTTCGATTTACGTATGTCACTTGTATGGCATATTGGTTCAAATTATTTACATGAAATTGCTAAAAATTGGTATTCATTCTTGTTAGATAAAGGTGTTAAGTTTGAATGGAATGCTGAAGTTAATTGGATTAATTTTAACAATAACACTTTATTTTATCAAACATTAAATAAAACATCAGGTTTAACAGTTGAATATGATGAATTAATATTTGCAGTAGGTAAATCAGGTATTGATTTTGCTCAAGCATTATCAGACCAGTATAAATTACCAACTGAAGCTAAAGCAGTACAAATTGGAGTAAGATTTGAAGCACCACAAAAATACTTCCAAAAATTAATTGATGTATCTTATGATTTTAAATTATATCAAAAACACGATAATGTATCTATTCGTTCATTCTGTACTAACAATAATGCAGCTTATGTAGCAGTAGAAGAAACATATGGTGATTTAAGTTATAATGGTCACGCTAAAAAAGGTGAGGAATTTAGAAACGATATGACCAATTTTGGTATATTAATGGAAATTAAAGGTATTGAAGATCCATTTAAATGGAGTAGAGATGTAGTTCAAAAATTACAATTTAATGGTAAAGGATTATATTATAGTCCATCTAGAACAGTGAGTAAAACATCTGAAGGTACAGATGTAACAGCTTATCAAATTGAATTTTTAGAAGGAGTTACAAATATAATGAATCCATATTTTAAATATATTATGAATTTTATTGATGATATGAATAAAATATTTGAATTTGGAGATGATTGGGGTATGTATATTCCTGAAGTAAAATACTTATCACCTGAACCACTTGTAAATTATACAGATTTGTCATTAAATGAATACCCAAATGTACACTTTGTAGGCGATGCTTTATCAGCTCGTGGTATTACAGTATCAGGTGCACACGGAATTTATGTTGCAGAAAGTTTGGTTAAGTAAAAATAATTTCGTATATTAATGTTATGGAACAAAAATTTGAATTAACAAGAAGATTAAAAAAAGAAGATGGTACCATTGCTTATATTTGGGAAGGCAAATTACATAACTGGGAAGGCCCAGCATTAATTCCTGGAGGTGATAATAAAAAAAGAGAATATTATATTCATGGTATTAAGTATAGTGAAGATTCTTGGAAAGAAGCAAGAAGAAATCGTGAAGGTTTACCTTGGTACAAACAAGCAGCTCATAAAGGAGGTACAAACAGATTTTAATTATGAAAATAGGTTTATGTGGAACAGTTAGTGTAGGAAAGACTACATTAGTAAACGCTTTAAAAGAATTACCTGAATTTGCTGATTATAAAATAGCAACTGAGCGTTCAAAATATTTAAGAGATCAGGGTATAGCATTAAATGATGATTCAACTTTAAAAGGACAATTAGTATTTGCTGCTGAACGTTCATTAGAATTAATGAATGAAAATCTTTTAACTGATAGAACATTTTATGATGTTTGTGCTTTTACTTTAAGTGCTAAATCTATTGAATGGCCTATTAAGAAAAAATTTACTGAATTAGTAATGTCTTTACATAAAGAATATGATGCTATAATTTATGTGTCTCCTGAAGGTATAAAAATTGAAGATAATGGAGTAAGAACAACAAATGCAGATTATAGAACTAAAATAGATGATGTTATTAAAGAAATGCTAATCGAATGGCCTCCAGTTAAATTAATTGAGGTAAAAGGCACTACTGAAGAAAGGATTGCAACAATTAAAGAGGCATTATTTTTATAATATTTATTGATATGAAAATATCTGAATTAAAGTCTGAAATTAAGAATTATATTTACGAAATATTATCTGAAGAAGTAAACGAAGGAACAGTTACTACTTATATAGCTACCCCTTCTCAAGATGAAGAAAATAAAATTAAAGGAAATTCTAGAATTACTTCAAAAACAAAAGCTGCTGCTCTTAAAACATTACAAACAGCAAAACCAGGAGATACTGTAGAAGTTCCACAGAATGAAGCTAAAGAAACACTTGACGAAGCTCGTCCATCTTCTGCTTTAGTTATTGGTGATATTGAAAAAGCTAACGCTGTAAAAAACCAATATAAAGGCAAATGGATTGAAAAAATGATTGATATTATTATCGATGCAGGTGAATCAGGTATTGGGCAATCAGCTGTAGCTGCTCAATTAGGTAAAGTACAACAAGCAATCAATCCTCAAGTTAGAGCATTAACAGCAGCTGGTGTATTTACTACAGTAGGTGGTGCTCCTGCCCCTTCAGCTCCAAAAGAAAAAGTTGCTAAAGAAAAAGTAGCAAAAGTAAAACCATCTAAAGACGAAGAAGAAACAGATATTGAAGATACTTACTACAAAGCAGATGCTGATGATGTAAGTTTTGATGACGAAAAAGAACCATCTAAAAAAGATATTGAAAAAGAAAAAATTGCTACTGTTTCTAAATTTAAAATCCCACAAGAAAAATTTGAAGATTTTAAACTTAAATTAAAAACTGTAGTTGATAAAATTAAATCAATGCCTGGAGGAGATGAAAAAGATAGAAAAATGGCTGCTTTAAAACAATTTATTAAAAATCCTGAATTAGTTAAAGCATTCAAAGAAAGAGATGTAACGATTGATACTGGTGATTTAGTAGGATAATATGAAAAGCATTATAACCAGTTATATATTTGGTGCCATAACAGCTGGTTTAATCATTTGGATGATATCTTCTTCATATAATTCTAACTTAGATTCTAAACTAGAAAAACTCCACAAATTAAACGATTCATTATATTCAGTAATAGATTCAACTAATATTAAAATTAAAGAATTAGATTCTGTAGCTAATGAGTTTGAAAACACAATAGAATCAAATAAACTAAAATTAGCTTCTTTAAGTAAGAAAGCTAACGAATATAAAAACAAATATGAAAAAGAACATAATCGCATTAATGATCTGTCTAATGACGATGTTATCAGCGAGTTCACAAACGCTTTTGAATGATTCAACTTGTTGTGTGCCTTGTAAGTCTTTAAAAAAGGCTTTAATAGTTAAAACAGAAAGAGATTATTTAAAAAACCAAATAAGTGTAACTCGTGATTCGTTAAGAACACAAGATACAATTATTGCTTCATTAGATACTCTTGTAAAAGTAAAAGATAAACAAATTTCTTTTTACCAACAAAACGAACAAAATTATAAACAAATTATATCTTATAAAGATATAGAAATACAGTTATATAGAAAAAAATATGATAACGCTGTTAAGATGCGTAAAGTAGGTTTTGGTGTCGGCATCTTAGGTGTTATCGTTGGCTTAATGTTAACGCTATAATCCTATGAGTCAAGATTTAAGACAAATAATTAAAGAAGAATATATAAAGTGCTCCAAAGATCCAGCGCACTTTATGAAAAAATATTGTAATATTCAGCACCCACAAAGAGGTCGAGTAGTATTCAATTTATATCCATTCCAAGAAAAAGTATTACACCTTTGGAGAGATAATCCATACTCAATTGTATTAAAATCTCGTCAGTTAGGTATATCAACATTAGCCGCTGGTTATTCTTTATGGTTAATGTTATTTCATAAAGATAAAAACGTACTTTGTATTGCAACTAAGCAAGAAACCGCTCGTAACATGGTTACGAAGGTTAAGTTTATGTTTGATAATTTACCTTCCTGGTTAAAAATACAAGCAGAAGAAAATAACAAATTATCGTTGCGATTAAGTAATGGTTCTCAAATTAAAGCAACTTCAGCATCAAGTGATGCAGGTCGTTCAGAAGCAGTATCCTTACTTATAGTCGACGAGGCAGCATTCATTGAACAAATCGGAGAAATATGGGCATCAGCACAACAAACACTAGCCACGGGTGGTGGAGCAATAGTACTTTCAACACCGTATGGAACTGGAAACTGGTTTCACCAAACATGGGTGAAAGCAGAATCAAAGGACAACGACTTTTTACCTATCAAACTACCTTGGTTCGTACATCCGGAACGAAATGAAGACTGGAGAAAACGACAAG